ACGCGAGTTGCTCCCCTTTATCGAGCTTGCGATTAGCGAGCGTCGAAGTCAGGGTCGATTGCACTGGCGTATTTGCCGTGCTATCCAACGCCAATGTAGAATCCAACGCGGTCGTCAGACTCCCAGGGGCCGTTCCCGATGCAGCCACACCGACATCCAATGTCGTGCTGCTGGCTCCCGCCGTACTGTGAACCTCGCGCACATCCATGATTTCATAATCCTGGTCTGCGACAAAGATCCCCGTATCAGCAGCTTCTCCTGCTGAAATGGTATAAGCCACATGAACCGGCGCAAGTCGAGCGATTGCTTTAATACCCATAGTTCCCTACTTTCTGGCGAAGTAACAGGGGGGCAGAGTTGACTCTCCAGTAAGACTCCACCCCCCCGCACCTACTCAGTTTACGACTCTGCTACGTCTTCAATCTTCGCACCGGCTGCTGGATTGTCACTCAGCAACTCGCCCTGCCAGTACCACGCCACCTCAAAAGTGGAGTTGGAAGTCTGACGGAAGAACGGTGTTCCATCGAAGATTTCCGATACCGGACGAGGCACCGCATTTTCACCGTGACCGATGAAGAAATGCTTGGTATCCAGACCGATAATCGTATTCGCCGCGAAATACGGCTCTGCGTGCCACGGATTGCCGCTAAAACGGTAAATCGTGCGACCATCGCCACCATCTTTACCTTTTTGCTGCGCCCCACCATCACGCCCCACACCAGACCCACCATCAAACGCCTTCGGTGAACTCATCGCAAAGAACGCATCTTCGCGGAGAAGTTCGTGATACCGGCGAATAATCGGCAGGTTGGAGATGTAGGAGTTCAACTTGGCCCCACCTTTTTCACGGACAGAATCTTCAAGCTGCATCAGCAAGTCTTCTGTCAGTGCGCGGTTGGTGCCACCATTATCCAAGACCACAGATTCCCAAAATTCGTTCCCTGCGGTACCACGGTCGATCCCACCAAAGTCACCTTTCGGTGCCGGTGGATCAGCGTCATCAATAATGCCCAACAAACCATTGGTATGGTATGAAGTGCTTGACGACACCGTGTCTTGAATGACGAAGTAGTCACCTGCGGCGGTACCACTTGGCGCAGAACCGCTAATCGTAACAGTACGATTTGGCGCATCTATCGCTGTGACCGTTGCAGAGTCAGCTAACTTCGCGTTGTTGTCCGACGCATCCATCAAGTCAACGACCATGCCGACATCGAGACTCGGTAGAGCATCGACGGTAATCGTCGTCTGGTTATCGGCGGCTGGCATCACGGCCAGTTTGCCAAGACCATCAGACAAAAGGTCAGCATTGAGGAGCTTGAGGACACGACGACGGAAACCTGCCTCCATCATTTTCAACGCCGTCTGGAACGCAAACTTTGAGTTCCGTGCGTCTTGGAGGAGTTTCCACGACATATTGTACAGTCCGGCAAATTCTTCCAGACTGAAGGATGCCTCGGTCGTATCGGGATTGAGGTTAGACGGCAACGAGCCACCTTCCGCAAGACCCGTCCACGCACCGGGGTTTTTCACCATAATGGGCATCAAGAATTGCCCTCGGCCACCAACAGGCTTTTTCGCCTTCTGGAACATATTCCAGCAGACAACCTCCTGGTTGACCAAGTACGAGACTTGATCCACACCATAGGTGTATTTCAAGGCTTCAACGACATCAGTTGTACTCGCCATGAGTAATCAACTCCTTCTGAGGTCGATATCTATTCACCCGATTGACCGGGACTGATCATCGGCCACAATTCATTCGCCCGTTCTTCAGGCGTCTTGTAGCCACCAGTCTTGCCGCTCGTCGGAGAAATCTGTCCCCCTTGTGAGGGAAACGGTGATTCCTTCGCCTTTTTCGCCGCAGCCCGATCTGAGTCCCTGACCGCTTTTTGAATCCCCTCCCACCGCTTTCGCAGCATATCGGGGTATTCCTGATCCAGTGTATCTCCCTCATGCGAGTAATACACATCCCGCATCAGTTCGTGGACTATCTCATTGTCAGGGAGTCCCTGTTCCTCGCGGATTTTCGTAAACCGATGTTCGAGGTCTTTTTCCGCTTGCTTGCCTTGAGAAGCACCAACATTGTCTTTTAAGGACTTGTAATCCTTATACAACGCTGCCAGTGCTTGATCACGCTGTTTGAGCGCATTATTCAGAGGGTTAATCCCCTCATTGACCATGCGCTCCATCAGTTGGGCGGCGGTGTTCCCATCCAGATACGGCATCGTTCGTAACTGATCCAGCATCGTATTATTTGATTGCTGTGTCTGTTGCGATTGTTGCTGTGCCTGTCTCGCATATTGCTGCTGCTGCAACTGCTGTGCATATTGCTGTAGCTGCTGCGTTTGTTGGGTTCGTTCCGATTCCCACTGTTTGCGTTCGTCGGCAAGAGCTTGTGTTTTCCTCGTGTATTCGGCTTGAGCCTCTGCGGGCCAGGAACCGGATGATGAGGTATCGCCTCCTGTTTCAGTGTTTTCTGGTGCTACACCGGACTCTGTTTGTTCCGGTGCAACATTGACATCATCTTCTGCCATCAAACTCTCCTCAGTCGAGTGGTCTGCGAGTGCTGAATAGGTTATTCCCCTGCCGGGGAGTCCCAAACCGCGTGTTCGCGTGCCTTGTTCGCTCTAGGCGAATCGTGCAGTCTTTTGCAGTATAAGAATCAATAATAATTAGTGTCAAGTTTTTCTACGACGAGTTTTGGAATAGGCAATCGCCATCGCTTGCTTTTTTCCACCGTTGAATTTTTTGGGATTGTCTTTATATTCCTTCATCATCATCTTCATATTGCCCTGAAGACGCTTCCGATTCACCGCCATTACTGCGGTCCTTGCTGATTCTGTTGTGACATGGCCTGAGCTAAGGCTTGAGGCGCTTGAGGCGCAATCTCAGAACTGGCTTTGAATTGATCCATTGCCATATCAATCGCTTCGGCGGCGGCTTTTGCTGCGGCTTGTTGTGCGGCCTGTGCCACCGCGCCCTGAATCTGCTGATCCTGCATCCCTTCCTGTCGCTGTTTCGCAGAATCGACAAGGAATTGACGACATTTATTCCAGAATTGCACAAATCCCTGTTGAATCGGAGGACTGGCTGACAACCATTCTGTCGTAGCCATTTCGGACTCCAATTCATCCATAATGACTTTTAGGTTCCAGAAGGGCATGGGAATATGCTCTGGAAGCTGTTCACCCTGCCACAGACGCTCGACAAGGTGCATGGCGAGCTTCCGATAGCGAGATTCTTCATCCTCTCGACCAATATCGCCCATACTCAGGTCAGCCGCAATCTTTTCCTTGTCAATACGCCCTGTACGCTCGTCGATATACAGCACACTCAATGGTGACTGTAAATGCTCACGAATACGGGCTTCCCGTAAAGCTCGAAGCTCTGGAATCAGACTCCCTCGCTCAACGGTAATAGAGTAATCCGTGCCAGAACGCAGAATATCTGAGGTCTGAAAGATAAATACTTCATCTTTCATGCTGTTATCGGTGTAATGCAGCGTACGAAACGGAGGATAATACTGTTTCACACGGTTAATCCGCATTTCCTTGACTTTACCGAGTCGCTGACCCAAATGCTGATAGAGATTTCCCCACTGGGTATCAATAATCTCCTGAAGCATGGGGACGGCCATCGGACCACGCATTTGACCAGGAAACTTCGACTCTGAGAATAAATCTACGCCACCAGCGATTTCTCGCATCAATTTCAGTGTCAGTTCCACTGATTGCATAAACCACGCTGGTAATTGCGGAGGATCACGCCGTTGCACCATTTTGACGCCACCATCTGTTAATCCCCCTTCAATCGGAGCAGGGTAATCAGACGGAATATCGTCCCGCTTTAAGGTCGGTCCAAGCAGTTCGTCGGCATAAATTGACGCATTGGCCTGTTCCCCAAGCTGCGACAGTCGCTTATTGAGGAAGCGTTGCGGAGCAATGAGGTCACTGACGTAATCATTGTTCCAGAAACTTGTTGTGGTCGGACTCCAGTGGAAATCGACCAACGGAATAGACTCATACGGACTATCCCCATCGTGAAGCATTTGCTCGCCGGGAATAAAGCAACTGTATTTCCCGCGAGGGTTTTTCTCGGAAATCGGCTGGAATCGCTCAACCACGACCGCCATATCGGGGTCATTCTGCGTACGACTCCCCTGAATCCGTGGAATCAGGTCTTGGAGATGCACCGAACCAGTCGGATCACCAAATTGCTTGATATCGGTGCTGAGAATCCGCACATCCGTCGCATCTTTAATATTCTGAATGGTGTCTTTA